ATCACGCGTGTTTCGATTGCATGATCGATCCGGAATCCAAGCGGTACCTCTCCGAAGATTACGCCTTCTGCCGACGGTGGCAACAGGCGGGCGGTAAAATTTACGCCGACGTGAACACCACGCTCGGTCACGTGGGGAACCTTCCATTCAGCGCGTGTTTAGACGATAGACTTAAGGTTTAGATTCGACGTTAAGATATGAAGCTCGTGTCCGTACTCGTCACTCGATCAAAAGCGTGCCACGTCAAGACTCTGCACACCGTCCTCAAACTCAACATCCTATGCGTGCAGAACAGTGTGGACCACCAGATCTTGTACGTCAACGACGACCCGTTCGAGAAAGCGGCGATGATCGAGCAGTGCATGAAAGTCTACGACCGAATCCTCTTTATTGATTTCGGGATCGGGGTGGATGAAACTTCCTTGGAGAAGGCGTTGGAGATTAACGAAAACGCCGGTTTGGTCGTCTTCCCCGGCGTGAAGCAAGGTATTAATTGGGACATGTTCAAGGATAAGGTACGTAACGGGTCGATGGAAGCGGCCTCGCAGATGGGACTCGAATTCGATACCGTCCTCGGTAAAAAGACCGCACCGCACTTTTACCACGTCGCCTCCACGGACGCGAAGGTATGGGTGATGATGCCTCGAACGGTGATCAAACAAATCAAGAAAAAGAAATGGCGACTTCGACCCAACATGTTCGAAGATTTCAAGGAACAGGGTGTCAAGGTGTTTGCCTACTCCGGCGCGAGGCTCATCCAAACCTATGCGCATGAGTGCGTCAGTAATATTCTGAACGCCGCGAGTGTGAAAGTGAATTAAAGGTTCCGAGCACTCATAACACATGGAACAGTTCGTTGTGACGTACATTCACAAGGTCTGGGGATCCAAAGAGTATTTTCCCGGCCCCCAACCCGTCTCGATCGAGAGACAACACTTCCCGATCCTGAAAGGTGGGGAATATGTCGTGTGCGAAAAGACAGACGGTGAGCGACACATGTTGGTCGCCATCACGTACGAGGGTAAGAAGAAGACTCTCTTGGTGAACCGATCGTTCAAGGTTACCGAGATTCCGTTAAACCTCAAGAAAGCCGCGTACGAAGGCACGATCCTCGACGGTGAACTCTACGAGAACGTGCTCATGGTATACGACGCGGTTCGGGTGTGCGGCGAGTCGGTGTGGAACCTCGATCTACACAAACGCATGGACGCCGCCAAAGCCATGATGAAGGGTATGATATGCATGAAATCCGATCCATACCGCCTCAAGTGTAAGAAGTTCCACCCGATGCGCGAATTCAAAACCTTCATGAACGAGTACCTCCCGACTGTCACGCAAAGGATGGACGGCCTGGTGTTCACGCCGGTCCACGAACCGATACGCATAGGGACGCACGAGACGATGTTCAAATGGAAACCGCGGGATAAGAACACGGTCGACTTTCTCGCGCGGTGGGAGCCGTCGCGAGAAACGCCGGGATTTCAAAAGGGAGAACCGACTTGGCGTCTGTACGTACAGGAAAAGGGGAAACTGTTTTTCGAATCGGAGATACCGCACGGCCGGTTCGAGGCGAAACCGTGGATGGAGGACGGCGCGATCGTGGAGTGCGAATACGTCACGTGGGAATCGCCCATGTGGTGGCGGCCCCTGAAGCGAAGGACGGACAAGACCTACCCGAACAACAGGCGAACGTTCTACCGAACGATCGTCAACATCAAGGAGAACGTTGAGATGAAGGAGTTTTTAGATTGTAGACCATGAAATAATACGACGCCTGTTCCGGCGGGTCGTATTCCTCCACGTGATCGTCGTTTATGAACAGCCACTTGTTTTTCCTCTTGACGAAGGACACGTAGTGCCCGTCATCCTGTTCGCCCACGTGCACCGCCGTGGAGATGAGATCGTACTGACTGTCCCCGATGACGAGTTTCTTGAGGATCTGGACGTGACTCTTCTTATCGAAGGATATCATGAGCACGCGGGGCAGCTCGGAGAAGACCATGCGCGTCGTCGCCAGGTTATGCCGCTTCCCGTCGTCGTCGACGTAATTCTCTATGACGTTCCAGTCGGTACTCTTTGCCAAAATCTGGCCCATATCCTTAGACCTCGACGACGTCACCAAGTGCACGCTGAAATCCTCTTCACTCGTGGATTTCCCCGTGGGCCAAACCGTCTCCTGCGTCTTCTTACCGTAAAACCACGGTTTGATTTCCGGGACGGACCGTTCCAAAATGTCGACGATGCAGAGCACCGCCTCCTGGACGTCGTGTTGTTCGTCCATGTTCGCGAACCGCGGGAACTTCTCGACGAAAGCCTCGAGTAGTTTGGTCACGCCCACGTGGTCTCGACCCCTTGTCCAGTAGACCTTGATCAGATCCGAGTACGCCCTGGTGAATGTACACTCACCCGCGTACGGTTTGCGGATCATGTAATTGGAGAGCGCCGGAATGTACAGGAGGCACTGGAGCGCCGTGTTGAAGTAGCACGTGTTTCCTTTGTTACGAATGCCCTTCATACGTTCAGCGCACATAAAACACTTAAGGGAAAGGCGCGCTCGTACTATGAATGGACATACAGAAGATCGTTGACACGACCTTTCCTTTATTCGAAGCGCACAAGGACGAAGACGACATCGAGGTCGAGATCCGCCTCGGTCGGCAGAACGGTTCCTTCTTCGACACGAACGTCGGAAAGGATGCGTGGAAAAAGGTCCTCCGGGGTTTGCAGAAATACGACAGGTGGGAAAAGAAGGAATCCAAATCGTACGAGGTGTACTATAACGACGCCGAGAGCGTTCGTATCACCAACGACGAGGATACCGGCGACCAAGATATGATCCAAAAGATCAAGGTGCGCAAAGAAGATTTCGTGAATAGCGAACAACCCCTCGACGTTCGTTTCTGTATCTCGCGGGAGATACCCACCACCGGCGAGTACGAGATGGACCGCAAACGGTCCAAGACCCGACACTCGTTCGTCCGTAAAAATCTGAGCATCGACATGACCATCAGTAGCGGCGATAACGCGGACATGGATTCGGAGGAGGAGGCGTCGTACCAGATCGAACTCGAGATCATCAGGCCCAAGGACGTGGACTCCGACGCGCGGTTTTTTAACCTCCTCCACAAGATTAACGATATTTCCTTTTTGTTGCTTTAGACATTTTTGTTATGCTATTGTAAGTCATGGTGAATAACATTAACCGAGCGAGGATTTGGATCCAACGATTTTATGGCTTAAGCGACAACGAAAGACGTCATTTAATGGCGAATTATAGCATTCCGTTAGACAGACATGGGCTTCATGATCTGCGTTCTGACGAAGCAATCACCCAAAAAGTCTTCCGCCTCATCATGATATCGTTAATAGGGGTAGAGTCCATCGTCGTCGCCGCCGAATTTGCCACCGATTTTGAAAAGTTCAGGACGCGACCCAGTGCGAACTATGACATTTCAGGTCGACCCTTTAGCTCCCTCGATGACGGAACCTATCGAACTGGAGCCCCAGTAACACCGACGAACCCGAACGGTCTTTTGCCTGCGGATCCGAGACTCGCGAAGGTGAAGACCTTCCTCAGGAGATACCTTACCCGGGAACCTACCGATAAGGATATCGATTGGTTCGTGTACACATACTTTGGATCCGACGCGTTCGGTTTGGGTGATATGTTTTACGGTATGCAGGATAGTTATTATAACGCGCGAGGTAGGAAGATACGAAGAAACGTACCATACGACGAACCTATACAACGAAACCAAAGAAGAATCCGTTCTGGTGTAGGGTATAACAGGAGAACCTACCGTTACCACGGTAGATTCAACGATGATCCAGTGAATTCAAACAATCGTCCTCGTCACCGTAACGCCGTCGCGTATACACACAACAAACCCGCTGTCAAGCGTAATCAAAACAGGAATAAGAGCAACAATGCCAAAAAAATTCAGTGGAAGGAAAATGCAGTGAATAACATGCCCGAGGATCATATCGCCGGCCACAACTTTTCGAACGGCCAAAAGGCGGTCAAGTATACGTACGGACGTGTTTCTCAGTACCTGCTCCCACAATCCTTCCGTAACCAGGCGCGCATGGGCATGACGGATGCGTATAACAAACCCGGATCCTTCTCCATGTTTCAAAATCCGTTCACGCGTGCGAACGTGAAACGGGCGAACATCTCGTTCGTGATCCTCAAGAATAAGAACCAGGGCCGCGCCACAAAGCTCAAGACCCAAGCCGCGAAGAAAATTCAAACCGCGCGTCGAAAGCAGGTGAAAAACAGAGTCTCGGCTCGAAGGACACTTCTTGCAAACGCGGCGTCCAAAAGAAAACGGTCGCCCAAGTAGAAATTTTTGTTATGCTATTGTAAGTCATGGCATCCTTAAACAACCGAGCGCGGATTTGGGCGCAACGATTTTCTGGCTTAAGCGACGACCAAAAACGTCATTTAATGGCGAATTATAGCATCCCGGGAGACAAACCTGGGTTTAGAAATCTGCGTTTAGGGTGGGGAAAAGTCTTCCGCCTCGGTCACAAATTGGGAATTCGGGTTGTTCGAGCTCGATTTGCCGCCGATTTTGAAAAGTTCAGGACGCGAACTACACACCCTAACAACCGGCCGGCAGACGCGAACTATGACCTTTCAGGTCGACCCTTTAGCTCCATGGATGACGGAACCTTTTGGACTGGAGCCCCAGTAACACCGACGAACCCGAACGGCCTTTTCCCCGCGGATCCGAGAGTCGCGAAGGTGAAGACCTTCCTCAGGAAATACCTTACCCGGGAACCTACCGATAAAGATGTAGATTGGTTCGTGTACACATACTTTGGATCCGACGCGTATCACTCTGAGTTAGATGATTTGGGTGATATGTTTTACGGTATGCAGGATAGTTATTATAACGCGCGGGGTAGGAGGACACGAAGAAACGCCGGCAACTTTAACTTTAATTTAATCAGCCCACCTATACGGCGAAACCAAAGAAGAATTCGTTCTGGTGTAGGGTATAACAGGAGCACCTACCGTTACCACGGTGGAGACATGACCAACTCCAACTCCAACTCAAACAATCGTCACCGTAACGCCGTCGCGTATACACGCAACAAACCCGCTGTCAAGCGTAATCAAAACAGGAATAAGACCAACACCGCTAAACGCATCCAGTGGAAGGAAAATGCAGTGAATAACATGCCCGAGGATCATATCGCCGGCCACAACTTTTCGAACGGTCAAAAGGCGGTCAAATATACGTACGGACGTGTTTCTCAGTACCTGCTCCCGCAGTCCTTCCGTAACCAGGCACGGATGAGCATGACGGATGCGTATAACAAACCCGGATCCTTCTCCATGTTTCAAAATCCGTTCACCCGTGCGAACGTGAAACGGGCGAACATCTCGTTCGTGATCCTCAAGAATAAGAACCAGGGTCGCGCCACAAAGCTCAAGACCCAAGCCGCGAAGAAAATTCAAACCGCGCGTCGAAAGCAGGTGAAAAAGCGAGTCTCGACCGCGGCGTCCAAAAGAAAACGGTCGCCCAAGTAGATATTATCACGTTTTTTTAATTTGGGTGGCAAAATTGTTGATTTTCAACAATAACACAGAAATTTTTGTTATGCTTCTATAGTTTAAAAGAATTTTGTATTACGATTAAACCCAAAAACCCCCCTAAATATCACTGCGTACCTAAATATCATAGTATATTTACGGATGAGGAATTTCCTCATTATATTTAAGGTTCTGTCGTTTAGGGGAACTTGCACAACACGACGCATATACACGCTCCGCGAGACGCTCCAGGGCGAAGTTCGCCGTTACGCATCCCCTCAGGCTCAAACTCGGTGAGTGCACGCAGGACACCATTTGACACATCATACTCGAGTTTCAGCTTCTATCTCGTCATAGTCGCTCCGCGGCGGCGTCGATCTTGTTGCGCCGGCTGCGCCGGGGCATATCACGTTTTTTGAATTCGCCCAAGTATAAAAATTAAGATACGTGATTCAAGTATCTTAATTTTTATTTATTTGAATTTTTTTATACAAATACTGCGTATGAGTATTTAGTTGGAAAAAGCGAGACCGCCCATTCCCGATTGGATCCTCAGGACGTTATAGTTGGTCGCGAACATGTGGAGGTTGGTCGCAGCGCTGGAGGCAACGGTGGTGATGGCGACCTGCGCGTTATCGATGCGCGAGAAGTTGCACGTGCCCGTGGGCTGGTGTTCTTCAGGCTTGAGCGCGAAACTATAACTATACACGCCGGGGTAGGGGCAGCCGGAGTGATGGTTGTACGGCTGGATCTGGTTAAAGTATTTCCCGCCCTGGGCCTTGAAGCGGTCCTGGCCGTTGAGCACGAGCTTGAACTCGGTCATCGCAGCATCAGACTCCTCGGTCCAGGCAACCGCGGACGCACCACCAGTGGTTACGACAGGGGCGCCGGTAGCCGCAGAGATGGGAAGGTTCTGCGCACCGATAGTGGTCGTGGTGTCCACGGTGCCCGCGGAGATCACGGGGTGAGTGGAACCCTTACCGAAGTGCCAGTGGCTCGCGGCATCCGAACCAGCGAGGCACCAGACGAGCTCCTTGATCGGGTGATTGTACGACAGACGGATCTGCTTGGTACCGCCGGCGGTGCCGTCGACGGTGTCGACACCGGTGTGCTGGGTCTGCTCGATGAGGTACTCGTGACCCTTCTGCGCAAAACGACGACGCTCCTCGGTGTCGAGGTAGATGTAGTTCGCCCACACCTTGAAGACACCCTTGTTGAGGTAGGTCTCCATGTCCGACGCGAGATCGAAATCAATGCGTACTTCGTGATACTGGAGCGCGATGAGCGGCAGGTAAAGCCCCGGGTTGCGGTTGAAGAAGAACATAAGGGGGAGGAAGACGGTCTTGCCATCCTCGGCGGTGGTGAGCTTAGCGTAAGTGTTCTTCTTGGCCTCATCAAGGTGAAGCTCAGTGTAGAGCCTCCACCACTTCTGGTACTGCTTGTCGACGCGCTGACCGCCGATGGAAAGCTCGACCGAAGAAATAGCACGCTCGGCGACCCAGCAAGCAGCCGCGGTGCCCGCAGTGGCGTCGGACTCGAGCTGGACGTACATGTCGCCGACGAGGTCACCGTTGCGAGCGATGGTCACGGAGACGCGGCCGGAGTTGGCGGGGTTACCGTTGAGGGTCTGTTCGATGTTCTCCATCGCGAAGTTCGTGTGGCGCTTGTATTTGGCCTGGTAAAAAGTTACCTCCGGGTTTCCCGTTAGGTATACGTCCTGTGCGCCATAGGCGACGAGCTGCATGAGTCCGCCAGCCATTTTTGTGTGAGTGTTTGTACTATAGACTGAGAAAATAAATTTGGGTAATTCCGCATTTCAAAATTTATCCTGACTGAAACGCGGTAAAATTCAGGTCGAATTTTCTCAGCCCATGTAAAATGTCGACACAGCCTGAGGAAATGAAAGACGAAGAAATCGAGGAGGGTGAGATCCTGACTGACGAGGAGGACGACGACCTCATGGACCTCGAGGACGAGGACGAGGTGGACGTCGCCTCCCTGATGACTTCCCTCCTCGCGACCGAAGACGGCGACACCGTGTGTACCGCCTTGGTTGCGATCAGTCAGCAACTTCAGACCCAAAACAGGATCCTGATCAAAATTCTCACAGAGCTTAAAGCTTGAAATTGATTTAGAGAGAAAAATTGTATAATAAATAACTATGGAAGGCACTCACTTCATCGATAAGCAACCCGACCGGTATGAAGCACTACTGGAACTGGAGAAGCGGTCAATCGAGTCGATGAATGAGGAAGATATTTTATCGGTTGTCGAAATTTTCGAAGATGCCTGGGACCTCAGGCGGTGCGATCACCGGGATGCGCGCGAGCTCGGCTACCGCCAGTTCATACACCCGGACTTTTGGGACCGAAACGGACCGATCGCCGAACGTATCGACATTCGCGCCATCAAGGCGATCAAGGAAAAGCAACGGCGCTACCTCATAAATCTCAGGGGAAGGATGGGTGCCCTGGGGATCAAGTCGAAACAGAACGAAGACGGGTTCACGCTCCTGAAACGGGTGAACAACATCGGCAAACAGGTCAAGGACGGATTCGAGAACGTGCGCAGGCACTGGAACGTGTTCGAGCGGACGGTGAATCCCACTGCCGAACCCCTGTTGACGAAGTTTTCAGACCCGCTCGCGATGGACGACGACGAGATCGAGAAGTGCACGCCGTACCAGAAATCGATCATCCACAGCCTCGACGAGGCACACAACCGCGGGTACAGGCGGTACCGTGACCACTGCTACGAGGAGATCAAATCACCTTTCGGGTACGGGACCCGCGCCTGGCGCCCGAAATACGAGATCCTCGCCTTCGTGCACTCCCTCGCCCCGAAAGACGAAGAGTTCGAGAACTGGAGGAACTTTACCAGCAAAGGCGGGTGCTACAGGGACGTCGCGAGCCACATGACCAACTGTGTCGACCCCCAGTTCCCCGCGATCGAAAAGAGGCGACACGCCTGGTCGTTCAAGAACGGTCTTTTCATCGGCAAGGAGGACGGTCCCGGGGTCAAGGGTCACCCCACGTGTAAATTCTACCCTTACGACAGTCAGGATTTCCGTGCTCTGGACCCGACCATCATCGCGTGCAAGTACTTCGATCAGGAGTTCATCGACTACTCCCACGTCGAGGACTGGTACGACATTCCCACCCCCAACTTCGACAAGATCCTTCACTACCAGAAATTCGAGGAGGAGGTGTGCAAGTGGGCGTACGTGATGGGCGGTCGCCTGTGTTTCGACGTGGGTGAGCTCGATAAATGGCAGGTGATTCCGTTCTTCAAGGGGATCGCCCGGTCCGGTAAGTCTACGCTGATCAACAACGTCTTTCAAAAATTCTACGACACGACCGATGTCCGCACACTCGGTAACAACATCGAACGTAAGTTCGGCCTTTCCGCCATCATGGAGGCGCTCCTCTTCATCGCCCCCGAGGTCAAAGGCGATCTCGCGCTCGAGCAGGCGGAGTTTCAGTCGCTCGTCTCCGGTGAGGGTATCGCCGTCAACGTCAAGAACAAGGTGGCCGTGTCGTTGCCGAACTGGAAGGTCCCCGGTGTCCTGGGCGGGAACGAGGTCCCGAACTGGAACGACAAGTCAGGATCCGTCCTTCGGCGTATCCTCCCCTGGAACTTCACCAAGCAAGTCCAGGAGGCGGATCCACACCTGGACAAGAAGCTGGAGAACGAGTTACCCACGATCCTTATCAAGTGCGTCCGCGCGTACCTCGACTACAGCGAGCGATACAGCGGCCGTGACATATGGAACGTCGTCCCGAAATATTTCAAGAAGATCCAGGACCAGGTGGCCATGGTTGCGAACACGCTTCACCATTTCATGAACTCAGTTCGCGTCATCAAGGGCGACGACAAGTTCGTCCCTGAGGAGGTTTTCGTGCAGGCGTACAACTCACACTGCGCCAGATCGATCAAGGGGAAAAGGCCCGATCAGTGGTCCCCGGACTTCTACGTGGGACCGTTCAGCACGTACGGCATCGACGTCAGGAACGAATCCGTCACGTACAACGGTAAAACCTACGCGGCCCAGTCGGTTTTCTACGGCGTGGACGTTGTCGAGGAGGAACTTTCCATCGGCAACAATCACTAACCAAAAAAATCTATGCTAATAGTAAGATGAACCAGGAGGTTCGCGAATTCGTGAAACAATCGGGAGTCAGCGTACACGGCGGTGCGGATGACGCCGCGCGACGCGAACGCATGCGTCGCCGGGAGGAGATCGTTCGAAATCGCCTCTCAGCTCCCTCGTGTCCACCGCTGCCGCCCCCGCGTCCGGTCATCAACGAGTTCCACGCACCGGTGGTCCCCGCCCCGGTGCCCAGATGCATTCCAGCACCCGTTGTAGCACCGGTCCTTAGAAGAAAGCGTGTAATCGTAAAGTTCACTCCTAACCAACTTCTCAACGCCACCGGAATGACGCGCGCCAAATGCGGATGTATGAAGAGGGCCAGGATGGTATACATCGCGAAAAACCTAGGCATCAAGCGAACGTCGAACGCGACTAAGAATCAGATCTACAACATGATCAACAGGAAAACCGCACCCATCAGGAAGCGCGTGAAATATAGGAGCCTCGACGACAGGTCTATTCGCAAGCGACTCAGGCGTCTTTACGGGTCGAAGTGGATCAGAAAGCACAAACCGAACCTGAACGCGGACGTCCAGCGCGTGAAGTGGGGTATGAAATCTCTCAGGGATAAAGACCGGTTCGGCCTTCCGTTCAAGTATGCGGTGGAACTACTGGAACGACGATTGGTGAAGAAGTGGAAAAGAAGTAGATTATAAGTTCTCTATGACTATCTCATCTTTCGAGGTGGCGACCGCGAACAAACACGTCACCGCGCACCCAAATTGAAACGCAGCCCGACCCCACATGTGGAATACACAGAACGGGATGAACATCAAACCCGATCCAGTCCCGTGAATCGTCGGCTGAATTATGCTATACGGCCGATCCTTCAGGTGTAGCGAGATGTTTGTCGCGATGACGAGCACGAGGTTGATTATGTCTAAGACTTTCCGCAGGGCGTATACCAGAAGACACGCCGCTATGAAAAGCCCGATTCCCATCACTTTCACCGCAGGATGGTACCAGACATTGAAGACGCGTTGGATTCGTACGATCTCAGGGGGTTGCGGGGGTGGAGGCGGCGCCGGTACATCTTCGTTGAAGGCGATGGAGACACTCCCGTCCGGTTCCTCCACGGCCAGGTGCCTGGCATTATCCATACTTCCACGGTGACTCACCTCACCTTAGGTTTCCATTTATGGTCTTATTAGGTTCGGCTAATTGTTTCAAGTGGATCCCGTGGTACATGAAATTATAGTTCGGGAACGCCGCCTTGATTTTTTTGGATATGGCGTTCCCCTGGTGCGAATACGGAATTCCAGTCTGCACGGCTTTTTGCTCGAGACCGAGGAGATGGTTCTCCATCACGACGAAATCTTTGAGTCTCTCACCGCTCACGCCGTTCTTGCGCATTTTATCGTAGACGTCTTGGGAATGACCGTCGCTGAGATGAAAGAAGTTGGACACGCTTTTCTCTTTTTCGTGTATAAGATACAGTACTATCACGAAAAATAGGAAATAGACGAGCATACTACTCACCCATATTTTTTAATAGCCTCCTCGTAGGAATCTTTTTTTACGTAAGTCAACCTATCGGCGTTCGGTTGATGGAGCGGTATTTCGAATTCGGCCATGGATTTTCCCCAGCACTTCGACATGGACCCGTCGAACACCACAGCCTTACACGAAGGATTCGACGAACAATCGGCGAGACACTTTTCCTTCTCGCCTGGGTCGTGGTGGTACAGATCCGCCGTGAAGTAATCGACATCTCGTATCAGTTTGAACGTCTCCTTTTTCAGTGCGGGTTCCTCCTCCACTTCGAAGGGGACCACTTCGAAAGCGACCGGTTCCGGCTCTGGGGCGACCGACGGTGCTGGTGCTGGCATCATCACCGGCTCCTCGACGACCGCCTGAGCCGCAGCCGGCTCGACGTCCGAGACCATGACGCTCGCGATCGACGAACATAGTATGGACACGTACAAACAGATCGATAGCACGAGGAACGCGATCATCCTTACTTTAAATTAGAAGAATATTTCTCACCCCAACCCCAACCGCGCGAATCCGCGGTGTAATCCCAATACAGACCTCCCACCCTGTACGCGTTGTGTTCAGGACTGCAGCTACTGCCACAGTTATAATGTTCGTCCACACACCGATCCGTTTTGTGTGGTATTTTCGCGCACGTCTCGTCGGTTCCTCTGCCGTTGTTTTTCGTGTACATCGTGCAATACCAATTTTTACTGTATCCACTATCGAGTTTCCATACTGTGTATCCCGCTGCACCTTCCTCCTCCGCTTTCTTCCGGCAATCCTTCTCCCACTTACCATTCTGGTTGTACCCCGTGTACTTACCGAGCTTTACCTGTTTTCGCTCCCATCCGGATTTCTTCTTATTGACCAACATGGGCATGTTATCACCAGTGGGCATGTCGTTACCGTAGTAATTTTTGGCAGTGAATTGACCCCGGATCCAATTGTTGTTACCGAAATACCTTTTATCGTTTATTTGTGCAGCCTTCTTTGGAACGTCACACTTACCAGTCTTGGGTTCGTCGTCGAACCCCGGTTGGCAATCGCACTTGTTATCGTTCAACTGACTGAACAGGATCTTGGCGTTCGGGTTACCCCCGCACTTCCACATCGGCGGTTCGGGGGGTGGACACGCTTGTGTGTTGCACGGTCGCGTTCTCGTGGGTGGACACGGTCTGCCGCCGTTCTCGGGTGCGACTGTTTGCTCGAGGGTCATGCTCTGGATCCCGCCGCCGCACACCTTCGAACACGAACCCCATTCGCTCCACACCCCTTCACAGTCGACCGGGGGACACTTCTGTGTGTTACACGCCTGCGTCTGCGTGGGGTTCGGGCACGCCTTACCCCCGCGCTCGGGTGCACGCGTTTTGGTGAACGTCCTCTCCTGGGTCCCTCCGTTACACGGCTTCGAGCACTCGGTCCACTTCGACCAAGTTCCCCCGCAATCGACCACAGCCTTACCCGCGACGCTGGGGTCGACCTTCTTCCACGTCTTGACGTCCGCCATCCCTGACATGGGGTTCGTCTCGCACGCGTCGGCGTTGTAGGTCCTGTACACACCGTCTAAGAATACCGAGACGTACTTACACTCGTCGTCGGAGTTACAAATCTGGGCACCCTGTTTCAGATACTCACCGTAGAGGGTATCGATGTTTTTGAAGCCACCCGCTGTGAAGGACGGTGCCTTACCGTTCCTTTTCGGGAGGTAGCCCTGTTTCAGCCACCCGCTGGTGTTACCGCTGCACGTCAAGTTCCTGGAACCCGTCTGTTCGTACCCGTGCGCGGGGTCTTGCATGTATGGATCGACCCAATTCTTCTTCTCCCATATCTTGACCCCTTCTTCCGGGTGCGTGTCGTCCATGCCTCGACAATCGGCCTGTTTGAAAGTCCGCCCGATAGACTTGCCGTGTTGTAACTCGACGTACTGACAGAACTGGTCCTTGTCGCACTTTTCAATACCCCTTTCCAACAGTCTCTGGTACTTCCACGAGAGGACGTCGTTCGAGGCGACTTTTTCCTCGCCGTCACCGCGGAGGTACTCGTTGGTCAGGGCCTTGCCGTGGTTGTTACACTTTCGATTGGTCATCACTGGTCTGTACCCCTTGAACTCCGCGTTCTCATCGGCCAGGGGTGGAGGCGGGCACGGCTGTGTGTTACACTCGCGCGTCTTTTTCGTCGGGTTGGGACACGGCCCACCGCCGTGCTCGGGCGCTTGCGTCAGGGTGAAGGACATGAACTGGGTACCCCCCTCACAAGGTTTCGTGCACGCGCTCCATTCCGACCAGTCACCCTGACAGTCGATAGGTACAGGGGCCGGGGCAGGGGCCGGGGCCGAAACCGCCGGGGCCGCCGGGGCCGGAGCAGGAGCTGAGACCGCTGGGGCCGGGGCAGGGGCAGAAACCACCGGGGCCGGGGCTGGAGCAGGAGCTGAGACCGCTGGGGCAGGGGCCGTTACCGGTTCCGGCTCGCGCACCCTCTCAATCTCGTCCACCCAGAACGAGGAATTGGTCTTCTTCTCAGTTTGGGGTTTGGGTTCCACCTTTTTCACGGACACCTGTCCCGCCAGAGCCACGGCCGCGACTGAGCCTAACATCAAAACGATGGCGGCCATCTTATAATACCCCTGGAAATTATTTTTCATTTCGGTCAATACTTTTTCAAGTCATCGGTATAAAAGTCAAATTGATTTTTAAAACTAATTATATTTTCGGTCAATACTTTTTTTTATGAGACCTATGAAATTTGTGAATCAGTCTCATTCTTTCGTGCGCAGCACGGCATGACCAGCGATCTCGACAGGACGATAATCGCCTGCCTCGCGGAGAGGGTCAGGTCTTTGGAAGCGGAGAACGACGCGCTTAAGGCCTCACACTCAATCGACGCGCTGCCCAGGGCTTCGCAGTCAATCGATGCACCCCTTACAGATAAACCGAAAACGGCGGACGCCGAAAAACTGAAAACGGTCACCGAAAATTACCGCGTGTACAAGCGTAAATACAGTGACCCATCATATCGCCCACCGGCAAATTCCCAGGGACGTTTACACCTTGGCACTGTGAGCACACTGAGGGAGGCGGTAGAGTGCTACAACAAGGTAGCTAATTTGCATGACTGTTCCACTCTCCCACAGCCTACACATGAGCCAGTGACTAATACGAGTTATAAGAAAGTCACCGTCGATGGGTACAAGAATATTAGGTCATTACCCGCTAGGCGCGGTATAAAAAACCGGGGTGGCGAAATAAAAAACCGGTTCGAGGTGTCGTTCACTTTACCGTCAAGGAAGATGCGACCACCGGAGTCCGAGCCCACCCCGACTACATCTCCGACACGGATGCCGATTTGGGAAATGAAGGCCGCGTTGGTCGCCGCAGGTCTGGACGCGAGTCGGTGTGTGGAGCGCCATGAGGTGGAGGCTCTTTATGACACGATTTCTCGATGAGGTTCGGTCATCGGATTTCAAACTTTTTTTAGTCATCGGTATAATTACTTTCCCGCGCGAGAGAAACTTTTTTCCCATGGGGTATAAAAAGTCATTTGTATTTTCAAAACTAATTTTATTTTCAATCAATACTTTTTTCAGTTGACAATCATCGGTCAAATGGAATAATAACGGCGAGCCAAATTTTGACGGGCTTCTTGAGCAATATTCGATTCCATTGGAAACAGGTAATCGTGTTCGTCGATACATTGCATGGCGACCTGGTGCACAGTGAATGCGTCATCGCTCACAGTTCTCGATTTCGTCTTCTTACTGCGTTTCATTTTCGGTGGTGATACTGGAAAAAGTCTTCTGCACGACGACGGTCTGGCAATCTCGAGTGTACCGCCGTTTTCCCTGATATGTTCGGGTGTTTCCTGGAATCCCGGCGGTGTGGTAAAAGGTGTCATGACACGAGGAGACATGACCCCTGGTCCATAGTTTGTGTACAGGAGTGAATCCGCTGACTCGGAATCGGAAACACAGTCGTTGGCGGTACTAAAAATATCGGCGTGCGGTGCGCCGAAGGCGAACGACCCGATCGGGCTGTCAAAATTGTAAACTGACATGAGCTCTGCGCGTGAATTTATGAGCTCTTCCAAATTATTTTTGGTAATTTATGTTTTTTTGTAAAATTTATAAAAACCGATTTGTATTTATATTCTCCAAACCGTCGCAGTCTTTTTAGTTTGGATAGGTGTGAAATTCCCGTAAAGATTCATGGATCCAGAAGAGCCGATACTCTGTCGCGTCTTCGGGAATCCATTGTCCCAAAATCCGCGGGATTCAGGTTTGGGGTTGGAGTTAGCCGGATTCCTGTCTGGTCGGGCGTGCCTCTTTATGTTCGAGTGCGGTGCGATATCTTGGAATTTGTCCAGGTCATCAACCGAGGTTGCGCCGCCGTCACAACCGAGCCAATCACCGTCGTCTTGTCGGCTTCTTTTTTTCCAGTTCGACGGTGTTTCATCATCCGGGAACCAGACCGTCTCACCCGGTTGAAGTTCGCGGAGCTTCGCCTCGCTCTCCTCGATTGCAGCCATGCGCTGCTCGTTATGAACCTTCTTCGCACCGCTGAGGATCGAATCGACGACCCAGGCGGGGGTCTGACCGAGTATCTTGATAAGATCCTCACGGGTCTTCGCCGCGACGGCCTCAACCGTTTTCGCACCGCGAGTGTACAACTTCCTCGCCCTGGTCGCGCCGATCTGAGGTATTGACATCAAACTCATGATCTCCTCTTTGGTCCCGGCACTGATCCGATCCCGCAGTCGAATGAGCAGCCCCTCCATATCCCCCCACCCCATCGCCCCGCACACCGCCGCCACCCGACCGGCGTATCTCTCGGCCCCGTCATGTATCCCGGTAACCGGAACCTCCGAGATGAAATCTCTCAGTTTAAGTGCGTGAAGGAATCTGTGACAGGCGCGGCGCTGGAACTCGTGCTTCTCCGAGGTGTCTTTTTTCTGCCGGCCCAACCTGCTGAACACGTAATCGGGGGTTATCCCCACGGCGTCGGCGACGGAAAGGTCGCGGTCGCCGAGTCGGGAATATGTCGCCGTGAATTCCTTCACGTCGAGAAAGAGGTTCGGCTCGACGCACAGGAAAAGGAGATGGAGGTCGGACTCCAGTATCAGCTTCCGCCTGACGCGCCTGATATCCTCCACCACGCCCCCCACTGTCTCGGGTGTGATGTGTGCGGCGGAAGCCGCGCGGCCGAGGTCGGTCGCGTCCCATTTCGCCCCGTCCCAAATCAGGAAACCGCCCGCTTCCAACCACTTGAGCGCCTCGTCAGCATCCTTCTCAGCGTTCTCGTCCAGTGCGGCGAGAAGGGTTCCTTTGCAGTACGCTCGAATCTCGTCAGGAGTACTGATCAGTCCACACGCCACACCCTCGAGCATCACGGGGCGCATACCCTCCCTCGCGATTTTTGACTGCAGCGGGTCACCCTTGGATAGGATTCTGCGCCCGAGTTCCCTCCCCACATCCAGTGGATTCCAGTGTTTATCGCTGATATCGTTCACACGGGGTGCGATGACGAAAGCCTCACCTCGAGTCCCGAACCCCGCGCGCCCCGCGCGCCCCACCATCTGCTGCACCTCCCGGGACCTGATAAGCTCGTGTCCTTTCCCGCCCGTGCGGTACCTATACGGCGCGTACACGATGACCCTGGACGCTGGAAGGTTCACACCCGCTGCCATGGTCGACGTGCAGCACACGACTCGGATGATATTCTCGCGAAATCCGCGTTCGACGACGGATTTCTCGTCGACCGAAAGGTCCGCGTGGTGCCACGCGACCCCGTTGGAGACACAAGCCGCGAGTTCACCACCCCCCAGGTCAGCCGCGAGCTGTTCGGTCGCTTCTGAGGCGGTGCCGTGGGATCGCAACATCTTCGCGAGATCTCGACACTGAAACTTCGCCGCGCAAAAGATCATGACACCCCCACCCTCCTTGTTCGCGAGAGTCTGCCTCGTCAGCCACGTGACGGTGTCGATATCTTTCGGTACGGGTGTAGTGCCGATCTCGTCCAAGGGGTCACCGTCCTCGAAGTCGTCGCGGTGTTGTACAGGGTACACAGTCTGACCGCACACGATTTTCACGCGGAGCTCGACCGGGCGGTATTTGGTCTCGTACAGGGCAGCGTCCCCGAGCCAACGAGCCAAAGCGTCGAGGCCGAATGGTCGGGGAAGTGTCGCACTCATGGCGATCACCTGGACCGCCTTCGCGGCGTACATGAGCTTGGTCAACATACGCTCGACGATACCCCCGCGGGACTCGTCCTGTACCATGTGGAGTTCGTCGACCACGACAGTCACGACTTCACCCACTCGATCCTCTGCGATGAGCTTGGTCACGATATCGTTAGCCCTCTCGGGCGTGGCGATGAGCAGACCCCCCCGGCCGTACTTCGGGGGGAGAACCCCGGGTCGGCCCCCGAAGAATCCCCGAACCTGTACCCCGGTCGACTCGAACATCTCCGTCAGTTCCGCGAGTCGTTCCGTGCACAGAGACACGAAAGGAAGAACCATGAGCGCGATCGGAGCGTGATCGTCGACCTTTAGGAGCAGACGCTTCGCGACCAGTAAATCGGCGACCAGGGATTTCCCGCCGCTCGTCGGTGCGCAGTATACCAGGTTACGCGTGTGATCCCTCACACCTTCCAGGTTGAGACATTCAGACTGCCACTGGTATAGTGTATCGATTTTCTTCACGCGACGGAGATATTCCAGGGGTCCGACCGTTTCATCTTCGTCGAAAATCATTATATCGCCGCGCGAGGGGCCGTCGGCACGCGAAATTTCGGTCGTCGGTTGAGAACGGTCAGTTGAGAATCGTGCCGCCCGCGCGGTGAAGGAATGAAATTGGAAACCTAAGTGACCTCGAAAATGAATATTTTCGTAGAATGAAAAACTTGACGAGAATTATGTTTAACATCGATGGATTTCGCGCGGCTCTGGGTGTGTTTTCAGCACGGGACATACGGAGATTCCTATTAGAATTGGAAACCGCGATAAAAATGCCGCAAGATTACGGTGTTTTTATCGCGGCAGTCCAGGGATTACCCCCGGCGTACCGGAATCAATTGAAAGAACACCTTATGAATGAATTAGATCAGCGGTACGCCGAGGTGGATTCGTATATCGTGGATCCCCCAGAAAAAAAGAGGTTGAAAATCACTTCTCAGTGCGCATGAACATCACGGCAGCACGCACACTGTACGCACCGGCCTACGTCACCGCACCCGCGCTCGGGTGTGCGCCGGAACCTTTCTGTGTGCTCGCCAGTGTCGAGGGGTGGGAATGTAGGTTCTGGGTCCAGTGTGGGTATGGACTGATGCCTGTCTATGAACTCATAGACTTAATATTAGACCGAGTGCCGGTTTTCATACCGCTCGAAGACTGTATTTTGCGCGATTCGCGCTGCGAGCCAATAAATCCGTCACGCCGAGTGATTGATGTTTTAGAAAATAATAGTTCTGTAATCGTCACTTTCTGACGCGCATCGAACGAAAACTCGGAAATGGTGACTGACACCGAAAACTCGGGAACTCCCCTCGCCGACCCGGTGTTTCGCTACTTCGCGCACTTGATCAAGACCAACGGTCTACCCCCCGCGGGTCGCCAGGTTTGTGCCAAAGAATTCCTCGATCAGTTTCGTGATTGGTGTGATGAGAACGGTCACGGGGGCTCTAAGCCCAAAAATGTAGCCGAACTCAGGGCGAGAGTCGATACCCTTTTCAGTGACAATTATATATTGCGTGAATACTTTTTTAAGTGACAATCTCAAAAGTCATTTCTTATTTCAAAACTAATTTATATTTTAATACTAATTATATTTTCGGCAAATACTTTTTTCAGTGACAATCTCAAAAGTCATTTCTTATTTCAAAACTAATTTTATTTTCAGTCAATACTTTTTTAAGTCATCGGTATAAAAGTCAAATTGATTTTTAAAACTAATTATATTTTCGGCAAATACTTTTTTCAGTGACAATCTCAAAAGTCATTTCATATTTCAAAACTAATTATATTTTCAATCCATGACAAACAAAAAAAGGAAAAAATCATTTCCCATTCATCACTTCCACAGGCACGGGACTCCGTGTCACCTCGTCAAATTTCATTCACTGGGAAATTAACTCAAGAATAACTCAAAGAAACGGAATCTCGTCAGATCGGGAAACGTAACCTGTGCTGCGGCCCACGTGTGCACGAAATTGTGATTTGGGAAAATTGAAAATCTTCAGACCCCGGTCAATTTTTCCAAATCAGTGGGAAATTAACTCAAGAAATGACGAATAAACGTGACAGGAGTGACGATGATTTGCCCGAGGAACTCACGTGCCCGATCACGCGAACCATGTTCCGCGATCCGGTGATTGTGGTCGATTCGGGGCACACCTACGAGCGGAGCGCCATCCTGTCGCATTTCGATCGTAAATCAACAGATCCGATTACCAGTCTCGCACTGAGCGACACTCGCGTGGTCACGAACTGGGTGGTGAGACAGATTGTGCAGGCTTGGCTGGACAGCCACCCGGACGTGACGCCCGACGGGTGGGACAGTCGCGAGCTTCTTGGCCCTCATGAAGTACTGCCACAGAACAAGTTTGCGAAGAACAATTTTGCGACTCTGCAACAACTTCATATATTGCGTGGGTTGAGCCCTATATTGCGCAATAGGTGGTCGTTTAATCAGCGACCGGAGGATTGGAGTGGGGTTGAGTTAGAAAATGGTCAGGTGGTGGGACTCGATTTGGAATCGATTGGCACACAGACCGCCGCTTTCTGGGCACAGCTGAAGTCGTTTCCGTCGCTGAAGAGGTTGTACCTCAACGGCAATCAGCTGACGAGTCTGCCGGCGGAGATCTGGCAGCTAACGTCGCTGGAGGTGTTGTTCCTCAACGGCAATCAGCTGACGAGCGTGCCGGCGGAGATCGGGCAGCTCACGTCGCTGCAGCAGTTGTACCTCGACGGCAATGAGCTGACGAGTTTGCCGGCGGAGATGGGGCAGCTCACCTCGCTGACGTGGTTGCACCTCGGCGAGAATCAGCTGATGAGCTTGCCGGCGGAGATCGGGCAGCTCACGTCGCTGACGGTGTTGAACCTCAGCGGCAATCAGCTGACGAGTCTGCCGGCGGAGATCGGGCAGCTCACCTCGCTGGAGTCGTTGTACCTCAGCGACAACAAGCTGACGAGCGTGCCGGCGGAGATCGGGCAGCTCACGTTGCTGCGGGAGCTGAACCTCGAGGCCAACCAGCTGACGGGTCTGCCGGCGGAGATCGGGCAGCTCACGGAGCTGACGGTGTTGGACCTCGGCGCCAATCAGCTGACGAGCCTGCCGGATGTGATCGGGCAGCTCACGTCGCTTGGGCAGTTGTGGCTCTACGACAATCGGCTGACGAGCGTGCCGGCGGAGATCGGGCAGCTCACGGCGCTGAGGGAATTGCACCTCGACGGCAACAAGCTGACGAGCGTGCCGGCGGAGATCGGCCAGCTCACAGCGCTAACGGAGTTGTTTCTCGGCGGCAATCAGCTGACGAGCCTGCCAGCGGAGATCGGGCAGCTCACGGCGCTGGAGGAGTTGAACCTCGGCGGCAATCAGCTGACGACCGTGCCGTATGAGATCGGGCTGATCACGTCGCTGGTGAGGTTGGACCTCACGAACAATAAGCTAACGAGCATGCCGGCTGCGATATGGAATAAATGCGCGGACGACTGTCATTTGGATGTGGATGACGATGTAGGGTTAGATGATGATCCGCTCACTTTTAATGAGAGGAGCCCATAACCTAAAATCAAAACTAATTTTATTTTCAATTCCATCACAAAACAAAAAAGAAAGTCATTCCATTCATCACTTCGACTGGCGCACGCTTCGTGTCACCTCGCCAAATTTCATTCACTGGGAAATTAACTCAAGAAATGACGAATAAACGTGACAGGAGTGATGATGATTTGCCCGAGGAACTCACGTGCCCGATCACGCGAACCATGTTCCGCGATCCGGTGATGGTGGTCGAATCGGGGCACACGTACGAGCGGGACAAAGTATTGTCGCACTTCCGGCTAAACGGAGCCAAGGACCCGAACACGAATCTCGCCCTGAGCAGCACGAAGGTGATGACGAACTGGGTGGTGAGACAGATTGTGCAGGCTTGGTTGGACGAGCACCCGGGCGTGACGCCCGACGGGTGGCCAAATAGAGAATTACTGGCACCCACCGCGGGTGCGACGCTGGTCAGAGTCAGCGATGCTCCCTCAAGTCCTTTTCTTCCGGAATGCATCTCCTTGCAGGCGTCCGGAGACACCAGGGTTATCACTTTTGGGAGACACCGGCTCAACGATGTGCAGCTGGACTGTCCGCGCACGCCGAACCTGCTTTCGCGTAAGCACGCGGAGATCGTGTGCGACGCGGACGGCCTGCATTACGTGGTGGACAATGACACGCTGAATGGGACGTATTTGAACGGGAACCTTATACCGGAAGGGCCTTGCCCTCTGCGAAACGGCGACATCATCGCCTTTGGTGGCCCCGCGAACGTGCTGAGGGACAACAGGACGCTGAGTAACTCCCTCAGGTTCGAGTATCGTCGCGGCGACAGCGGAAGGAACATGAACATCGCATTAGACAACGCAAGAAACATCGGAGCTGCAGCGTATATGGCAGGGTTTAGGGCTCGGCAGATGATTCAACAGCACGACATGTCCTTCCGCGAAATGCTGAGAAACCTTCAAGAGACCAATGCCCGAGCTGAAGGGAACACGTGGACTGCGATGAGCACAAACGTGGATCATTCCACGCCGTGTCATCACTGCCGAGCCAACATACCTCCTCGTTTCCTCCGCATGCGACGCGCGCTGGTCACCGGAGTTCATGAGTACTACCATGCAAATTACGATTGTCTTCGCTCGGTCCATAACGAAATTCGTGACACCACGTCGATTCAGGGACTCGATCGGCTATCAGAGCAGGAGAGGCGAATCTTGACTGCAATCGCGAGTGTAGTTACCTCGATATAAAGATTATACGTTAAATTTAATGAGAGACATGTTTGAGATTTACACTGACGGTTCATGCCTCGGCAATCCCGGCCCCGGTGGGTGGGGTGCCATCTCCGATGATTTTAAACTGTGCGGCAGTAGCCGCATGACAACGAACAATCAGATGGAGATGACAGCCATACTTAGAGCCCTCGAGGAAGCTAATAAGCGCGATATTCAGGTCGTGCGAATTTTTACGGACTCGAACTACGTAAAACAGGGTATCAACTCGTGGATAATCAACTGGAGAAAGAACGGGTGGAAAACAGCCAAGGGTGCGCCGGTAAAGAACAAGGAGTTATGGGAAGCCATCGACGAGGCGCGTAAGCAGTTACAAATCGTCGAGTGGCGTTGGGTCAAGGCGCATAACGGCCACCCCCAGAACGAAGCTGTCGACCGACTCGCGAGGGAGTGCGCAAAAAATATCGACTTACAGTAAGTCATGGGCGATTGCGACGGCTGGTGTGAGAAGCAAGAGCGATTACTCATCAAGTGGGCCGAGAAGGCGGCGGGGTACCGCTGGCTGCATAACCACGCCCGCCTCTATTATAAAAAGCAAAACGACTGGCTCGCCTACCCGTCGATCGTGATAGCGTCCATCACGGGTGTCGGCGGTTTCGCCGTGCTTAATCCGAGCGGGAACGAAGGCGTTTCCCAGGATACCAAGAATAATATCATGATCATCCAATATTTCTTTGCCCTCCTTAACGTTGTGGCGGGAATTTTGACGAGTATCTCCAAATTCAGTCAATCGCTCCCTCTTTCGGAAGCGCACTCGCTCATGTGCGTCTCTTGGTCGAAGTTCTACCGGTGTATAGACATGGAGTTATCTTTAGATGTCAAGCACCGAGGGAACGTAGTAGAATTTATCATGAAATCGAGAGAAGAATACGACAAACTTCTGGATGATGCTCCGGACATACCTGCCATCTCCATCAAAGCCTTCCTCGCACAGTTCCCCGAAAAGGAGAACAAGCCAGATGTATGTAACGGATTGTCGATTGTCGTCCAAGACGATACCGATTCCGTGAGTTCGTCCAAGCGCGCCGTGAAACGGTGGCTCGGTGCATTCAAAACCGTCAAGACTCAGCAGCGTAAAAGTCTCGAGATGGACGAACTCCACAGGGTAGATTCCGTATAATTTTCTCAGTAGAAGATAAATGTCGCTCAAGGTTGTTGCTTTCCTCGCGACCACAATCATTTATGGTATCATTTATTTGATCATAGACAAAGCCGACCCCTCGGCGTTCGGTTTCGAATCGTGGATCGACCCGTTTTACTTCAGCTTTATGAC